GTAATAGTAGGAGCAGTACCACCCCCACCATAGGTCAACTCTGTAACTGTATTTGTAGAACTGAGTTTAAATAACTTGTTGTTTCCAGCAAATAATACAGTCAATGTTCCATCAAGTTGCACAAGTTCATGGATGACCTTTACATCATTTGCGCCAAGATTTCCACTTGAAGAATTAACCCTTGAGTAACCTTTGCGAGCGCCAATACGTCCATATTGGTCAATCACGCAATTGGTGGCAATCGAAGCATATCCCGCCTCTAATGTCAGAGGAGAGTCTTGAGTGTTTAAGCCAAAAAATCCGGGGGCCTGAACACTAAAAGTCTGCAAGTTTTGCGTCATACTGCAACAAACTCCTGATTCTCAGGATAGCGAGTGCCTTCCAAAGCAATGTAATCAGACAACATAGCTTTATATAAAATGTATGCTTCAGAGGAAGTCAAACCACCATCTTCACCACGCTCAATTAAGGCACGGGAATAGGCATTCTGAACAACCAAAACGTCAGGAACAAGCACAACAGTTGCATCTGATGCCAAAGTAGCCTGTGGTACTGTTAAAGCAAATTTGATCGTATAAACACCATTAGGTATTGGATATAGATTTACTTTGGTGTCATAGCTTGCATTAACGCCATCAAAAGCAAATTCTGTAGGTATTGAGTTAACAAGTGGCGTAAAGTTTAGTTTGCGGTTCATGTCCACAAAACTAATGTTTGTAAGACCAACATTGCTTGTAGTATTGATTACATCCAACACTTGAAACTTCTGACCAGCACCTGTCAAAGCATAAGATGATGTAGATGCTGATGTTGTAACTGTAATGGTTTGACCCAAAACATTCCAAGAAAAAGCATCTTCAATTTGACGCTTGGCATCATTAACAAACTTACCAATTAGTGTTGAGTAAGATGTTTCGGTAACAGTAGCTACTGTTGTCTCACGCAACCTTATGAGAACATCATTTACAAGTTCTAAATAAGTCATTATCTTGTTAATCCTTCTTCTTCAATAGTAATTATTACTGAAAATGTAGATGCCGACTCAGATTGTGCTTTAAGTATGTCACCTTCTTCCATCACAAAATAAGACACACCACCCCAATCTTGTGTAGTTTTGGTAGTTAAAGCGGTTTCAAATACAAGAGAATAGGTGGCAGATGCAGAGGTATCTGTCCAAGAAAAAGAAATATGTTTTTGCGAACCAGTATTAACCGCCCGTAGCAATACCACCCTTGCGTAATACCCTTTTGGTACTGTGTAGAGGCTTGTCAGCGTATTTGCTGTAAGGTTTGCGCCAACTGATAATGCTCTCATTTCGCTTTTGCCTTGTTCCTTGCGGATATAGCTTTAGCTTTTGCCTTTGCGTCAGCCTTTGAGGTTGCACCCCATGCTTTTAGCGAAAGAAGCAGTCTTGTTGGTTCACCATTCTTGTCGTACTCAGGGCCATCATTGCCACTCATACGAGCCAAGAAACTTGATCTTCTGGGGTTATCCCCCGACTTTACTGGCGGCTTCAGATTTCCACCAGTTTCCTGATTATAAGATGATCTGCCCTTGGCATTCAAGCCGCCTTTTGGATTTTGACCAGCTTTTGTTTGCCAAGTGGGTGTTTTCATCTACTTCACCTTTTTAGGCTTCTTTGCGGTCTTTGCCGCTTGTTTAAACGCTTCGGCAGTAGGCGCACCCTTGCTACCTACCTTACGCATTTTTTCGCCAGAACCCTCGGCTATCCGTTGCTTCTTGGCATTGATATTGGCGTAAAGTCCCTGTTTCATTTCATCTTCCTTTTAGGCTTAGACATACCAGCTTCAGACAAAGCAATGGCAACAGCCTGTTTTGGGTTCTTGACAACCTTGCCCATTTTTGAGCCTGAATGCAAAGTACCTTCCTTGTATTCACGCATTACCTTGCCAACCTTCTTTTGTGCGATTGTGGGCTTTTTCATGGTGTTTTCCTTAGTACATTATCTTGGCTGTAATCGTGCCTGTGACAAAAACTGTGCAATTTGCTCGTAAATACTTTGGTGCATTTTGAACAGTAACTATGCCATTAGCGGTCAATGCAGTTCCTAAAGTTGACCAGTTTGTTCCATCAAGACTACCCTGCAATACAACAGTAGCTGATGTAATGCCTGAAACCTGTAAGAACACTGGTTGACCAGAATCAACTTGAACGGCTATTGATGCACCAGTTGCACCAACAGCGTCCAAAAGTGTAATGGGTGATGTTAAAGATGCCATTACTTACCCCTTGAAGATTTCTTCATCATGTTAGTAGCAGTTCTGCCACCACGCATAGGCATTGGCATTTTTGGCTTACCAATAGCAACCATGATTGACACAGGAATACCCTTTTTAGCGGGTGTTTTAGCAGGAGTTTTGGGTTTAGCTTTCATATCAATCCTTTGTAATTGAACCACCAGATTTCCAAGCATCACAAGTCCTAGCTGCCGCACAAGTGAAGTGGAATAACTCACAAAAACCTAGATCAGCAGCATCAATAAACTGCTGGTCATACTCAAGTTCATTCTCTGAACTCTTGCCCTTTTCCAAACCACTCTTGATGCAATCCATCATCTTAGGAGTTTGAATGAATGCCGCACAGTTACCGCAACGCATGGTTTTAACCACATCGGTAGGTGCGTTATACATCTTGGCTTTAATCAACCAAAACGCTTCATTGGGTTCATCTGGGTTAGGTGGGCCATACCCAAACTTCTTAAAAGCATTATTCCTGTTTTTCAGGTTTACTTCAATATCCTGAGTAGGAATTGGGCAAATAACGCCTGAAAGCATTCCATCTTTCATTTGAACAACCTATCGGTTACAAAAGTAAAGACTCCACCAGCAATGCTTGCAGCAGTCATCCCCATCCAAAATCCACCCTTAGATTTATTAGCCAGTTCAAGTAATGACTTGACATCCGTACTCAATTGAGTTACTTGACCATGTAGAGACTCTACTTGAGCTTCTAATCTACCAAAGTCTCTTGCATCAATATCAGACATTTGCAACCTTTCTTGGTCTTCCCATACGCTTAATTGATGGAATTACAGGCGCAAATGCGGTATCTGTTCTAGTTTCAGATTCTATGGTTACTTTTGGTTCGTCTACCCTTACATACCCTTGATGACCCTTCATAGAATCAATATCATGCTGGTATGTAAAAGTCACAGTGTTACCTGTTTGAAGACAACGAAAAGTAGCCATAAAACCCTTAAATGAGAAAGGGGGGACTAGCCCCCCCATCTTTACACCATGCGGACAACCACACAGCGAATTGTGGTAGATGCCAAATCCAATGTACCGCCTGACTCGTTTTGGAAACGAATAGACACTACGTTAGCCGCTGAAACGTAAGGTGTGATAGATATGCCTGAGACATCTACACCCAAACTTACGTTCATCACAATGTCGCCTAACTTGACTCCTGCTACTGCTATTGTGTTTGTCTCACCAACGCCATCTGCAAGAGATGATGCGTCAAGAGTTGCTGTAACAGACCATGTATCGGAGAACAAACCCCGAAAACTGTCATTACCACGGCGTGAAACTACTGCTGTTGCTGCTGCCATTTTGATTTCTCCTAATTAAGTTAAAAAAGTCCCCCCACCACTAGGGCAGGGGGCGCAACTGCATTAGGCTGGAACCAACAAAGCAAACATAGATGCAGATTTAGCTGCACCAGTGCTTGCCGCTGAACGAAGGATTTGAACTCCATACAGAGTGTCAGCAGTGTACAAAGTTGCAAGGTACGGCTGTTGATACTGAACTTGTGAGCGAATAGCTATTTGTTCAACCAAAACCAATGAATCCTTGTGACCCATCAAGCAAACCCGTGCGGCAGCAGAACCTGATGCTGTATCGCAATTGCTTGAGACAAACACAGGGATACCATAGAGGTTACCGATTTCACCAGTGCGAATGGTATTGTTAGTACCACCGACAAAGGCTTGTTCAGTGTAACGAGCCAGACCCATCAGCGTGTTACGGCTTGAGGGAGGAATCAAGAAGAAACGCTGATCCATTGGGGTATCAGTGTCGTCAAGACGCTGAATAGTGCGGCGAATAGCGGCATCGGTCAATGCTGACTCATTGTTGTTTGCGGCAACATAAGCAGTAGTACCATCACCACCAATAAAAGCACCAGTTGCGTAAGCATTTGTACCAGCACCGCCATTGGTAGAACGACCCAACTGAACCAAGTCAGTATCGACTTGTTTAGCCAAAGCATAACCAGCGTCAGAAGTATAGAAGTTACGCAAGCTGTTCAGGGCTTGGGCTTCAACAATATCTTCAATCAAACGGCTGTATTCGTAATGCTTATTGATAGAAACTTGAACTTCAGACTCTGTAGCGGCAATCAAGGTGACTGCTGTTTCAGCGGCTTTAGCAGAAGCAGAACCACGGGTAGGTGCGGGAATGTGAATTACATCACCCTTCTTGCCCTTAAAGTTCATCTTCATGATGAGGTTTGCAAGAACCAAGTTTTTCTTGTAGGCAGCTACGATTTCATCTGACCAAATTTCAGGGATGAAATTAGCTGCTGTGGTTACTGTCACCGAATTGGTGGGGGAAAATGAGGTTGCCATGTTAAATCTCCAAAAAACGATAGGTTAAATTATTTGACCCGTCCGTCTTGATAAGCCTGCATGATTTCTCCGCTTAACTGATCATAACGATCTGGGTCGGTCATTTTCAGCCGAATTAGATCAGCCCTTCTATAGACCCTCTTTCCAGACTCCCCACTTCCACCTACATCAACACTTGCCGCCTTAAGGTTTGACTTGCGCTGAGTTTCCCCTGCATCTGTAGTCTGTCTTGCCTTAACACCACGCAACTGTTTATAGGTACTTAACAATTCATTTGCACTGTCGTAATCAAACTCACCATCAGCTTTTGCGTACAAACCAAGGCGAATAGGTGAAGATTTCACCCAATTCACAAAGTCTGTATCTTGAGCAATCTGACCAAAATCAGGATGCTCTTGCGCCAGCTTTTGTTGAATCTGCATCTTTTTGAACTCTTGACCAGCTTGTCTAGCCGCAAGTACATCGGGATGGTTATCAACTGTTCTACGAACTGCCTCTTGTGGATTCTCAAAAAAATCTACTTCTGGCTCTTTTTCAATAGGTTGTTGCCTAGAGGAGAGGTTTTGCTTTATGAGTTCATCTGCCAGCTTACGCACTTCCCCAACTTCTTGCGCCTGTCTGCCCATAAGTTTTTCAACTTCTTGGTGCATTTTGACCACTTCTTCCAAAGATTTATTCCTGTATTTATCAGGCATCTCGGATAAGGGTTCAGTCTCAGGTAGTTGCTTCTTTTGCTCGACTGCATCTAACTCACTTTGCGTCTCATCTTCATTGTCAATCAACATATTTCTTCCTTTTCCTGCCGTTCATCGGTTCTAGGACATTCAACTCGGCATTTCTGCTTATGAGTTGTGCTTTTGCTCCCACTTCAGTTGATCTAGGTGTTTCTTCTCGAACTTCCCATGCTCTGATGGGAAAGAACCAGACCACCCTTCTAACTTGAAGTTAGGAGCAGACAAAATGCGGTTGGCTGTTTCTCCGCATTCACACCTAAAACTCATCAACTCATAATTGACAAGTCTTTCGGTTTTATGCCCGTTTGCACAGGCAAAATCAAACATTCTTTTCATTCAATTCCTCAAAGGCTCGTTCACTGACCTCTTTCAAGGTTTTCAGCCAAGTCAAGATAGAAAGTTCACCTTTTTTGAACATTAAGG